GCAAGGCATGGAGAGCGGAGATCAACTCCCTGTGAAGAACAAGCCGAAACCCAACCAGAAACCGATTAAACACGCTGGGGCACAGCCCAGCACCTTTTACCCGCCGAAGGGGCGCACAAGCCCAATCCCGTGCGCCTCTCGGTTCAATGCCGAGCGGCGGGGCCCTTCCGCACAGCATCGTCCCAAGCAAGGCCCGCCTCCTGGATGGAGGGGCACACAGGGCCGAAGTAACCGCAACGCAGGCACGTTAGGCGGACACCACCGTGGATAAATTCGGCGAGAGGGTACTCCGCACCGCAATCGGGACATGGGAGGGTCACGATCCCCCCCTCTTTCACGCGAGAGTTCCATGCAGGCACGACCTCGTCCAGGGTGGACGACCAGGACACGACCTCCGACAGGATGCAATCGTTCTCGGGATGGACGACCTGGAACAGGTCGCCACCGCCACCCCCATATACACCAATATCGAGGGACACGGAGCACCCGCAGAAGGGGCACGGCAGGAGGGAGGCCCTGGCCTTCTCCAGGGCTCCGACGTAATCGCCCCACGCACGCCACGCGACCTCCTCCGAGGGGAAGGACGGGCTGAAATATCCGCAGGAGCAACGGACGCGATAACCGGCGCGGGACTGCTCCACACGGGGAGAGGCACCGCAGAAGGGACAGGGGGTCACGATACCAGCTCCCGGAGAGCACGCAGGAGACCATAGGCTCCCTGCCCCGTAGCAGAGAGGGACAGGAGGACGGTGGGCCTCCCGCGCCACGATCCCGGCGAATCGACGAGATAACCCTCGGAGCGCAGGAGCTCCAATTTTTTGAGGGCGGTGGAATTGACGGAGCGGTTCTCGCCGACCGTGATATAGTGCCGGACGGTCCGCCCGGGATCGTCCCCGATGGCGAGGAGGAGCTCGCCGCACGCAAGCATGGTTTTAATGTCCATGAGTACCCGACGATTTAAGCGTATAAATAATTATACGCTAAAATGGGGTTTTCTCGGTGTATTTCATTGGTTTAATGTATCTGATTTAGCAACACTATTATATAATACGATGCTGATGGAGTAGTAACAAGAGCGGGAGACCGCACAAGGAGGCAACAAGAATGACCACCTACGAAGAGTATGAGGCAGACAAGAAGGAGTTTTACTCCAAGATTACCGGGGACGCGAATGTCCGTGAGGACATCCGCCACCCCTACGGAGCAGACAGCAACACCTACTGCAAGAGCCAGAGCTGGTGCGACCATGACAGCAAGAAGGAGTCCTACGGGGTCTGGGACGAGACCATAACCACCTACGACGAGAAGATCTACAAGACCATGTTCATCCACGACCTCGGAGACGGAGTGATTCAGGAGACCAAGAAGCTCGTCAGGATCATCCACCACACCGACATCGAATACTACTGCTATGGCACCCATCTATGCATGAAGTCCAAGTGGCTCCACCTCGTGAGCGAGAGAGAGGTGGAAGCATGACCGCCACCGTCTTCATGAAGGAGGAGCGCTTCAACTCCGAGATCATCATCAGCATCAAGGACGACGACTCCACCGAGATAACGGTCAAGGTCCCCAAGGAGGACCTGCTCCTGGCCCTCCGCAAGGATCTCGGATGGGAGGTGGAGGAATGACTCCCGAGGAGTACGACACGCTCAGGGCCGCCATGTTCGGCCAGCGCGCTCTGTCCGACTGGTCGGACGAGGAGCTCGCAGATTCCGATCCCTTCTATCTCTGGGCTCTCTCGGGGGACGAGCTCGACGACCTCCGCGAGAAGTACGGAGAGCCGGAAGTCCGCAGGATGCTCGCCGAGGTCTTCGGGAAGGAGGTGGAGGAGTACAGGAGCGAGCTGTGAAAACGGAGGAGGAGGGCGGGGACACACCCGCCCGCCAGAAAACGCCTTAATCTGGATGGGATCAGGACGTGAGAGGGTCCGAATCAGCAGGACCCAGGAACCCTCTTAGCTGAATATCTACTCAGCCGTATTTATATGAGGGTTTTGCAGAACCGCCGTGTGTGTATGTGTGTATATGTATATACACCCCCCACGGCAGGCCCTCCGTCCGAAACGGAGGACAACGGAATGAACCCAAGGTTACACCAATACATCGAGAATCAGAAAGCGCACGGACGCAGACCGCTCACTCTGGAGGACTACGAGGTCAAGATCGGCCAATGCCTCAGAGAGCTGGAGAAGGCAGGGATGCCGACGGAACCCGAGGACATCGGCGAGGCCGAGTTCCGGCATCTCCTGAGAGTCCTGTCGGGATCGGAGCCGACCGTCAGGAGCAAGGTGCAGATGCTGGACAGGTACATCCAGCACGAGACCGGGCGGTCCGTGATGGCCACGATGGACATACTCTGGAACCGCCAGCTGGAGAAGCGCAGGCTCTTCATCGACGGCACCGAATACACCCGCCTGCTGAGGGCCGCGAAACCGTGGGAGAGGATCATCCTCGTCCTCGGCGGGATGATGGGGCTGAGGAGGCAGGAGATGCTCGACATCAGGCTCGGGGACATCAGGGAGAACGACATCATCATCCACGGCAAGGGACACGGAGCGAGCGGACTGGTCGCTCCCCAGCCGATGCCGGAAGGGGTGCGGGAGGAGATCGACCGCTACCTCGACTGGCGGAGGACGCAGATCCCGGTGGACGACTACCTCATCATCATCCCCGACGGGAAACAGCACGGAGGCCTCAGCAAGCGGACGTTCATGGCGGAGAACGTCTCGAGGATGATAGCCCGCCTCGGGAGGAGGACGGGAGTGACTCTCACGACCCACTCCCTCCGCAGATTCTTCGGTACTTCGGTGTACGAGATCTCCGACGGCGACATCGACCTCACGAGGAGGCTGATGCGCCACGCAGATCCCCGGGTCACTCTGGAGTGCTACATCAGACCCGACGAGCGCAAGAAGAAGTTCACCATCAATTCCCTGGCGAACCGCTATCTATGATAGTTTATATATATCAGATAGGGAGATACATACTCAGCAGGACCTAATGATTGGGTGGTTACATTTTGCCCAAAATGTAACAGCCCTTCTGCACGTCCTGCTGGAGTATGACACAATGCCCAGCAGAATAAAATTCGAGACAGCGCGCGATGCCCTCTACGAGGACATCAGAAACCAGAGCACTCCCTACCGTCTGACGAAGGAGAGATTCTTCGACTGCATGAGGGGTCACGGCGTCGCATCCTCCAAGGATGCCCTCCGCACCCTGTGGGCTCAGGCCCGCTATGCCGAGTGGAACGTCTACACCGGACCGCTCACGACCCTCATCCTCGTCAGCATCGAGAAGCTCGCGGCCGAGGTCAACCGCCGCGAGGGGGGTGTATATACACATATACACACACATACCGAGGAGGTGGCCTGAATGGTCGCATCCAAGCCTATCGAGCCCGGACGCAACGTCTACCAGAGGATCTCCGAGATGAAGGTCCTGGTCTCCGAGGCCACCTTTACCAAGGTCAAGGGAGAGGGTCTCAAGTTCGCCTACCTCCCCGTGGACCAGATGAAGCCCATCGTGGAGGACGCGATGAACAAGGCGGGACTCTACCTACTCAGAGGACCCATCGAATGGGAGAACATGAGAGAGCCGTGGGACTCGTCCAACGGGTACAGCACCTCCAAGTGGTTCCACCTCTGCGGCCGCAGGTCCTTCCAATGGGTCAATGTCGACGATCCCGCCGACAGGTCCGAACCCCAGACCTACGACGGAGAGGCGAAGGACAACAGCGACAAGACCCTCAACAAGCTCTCCACCGCCATCCTCAAGGCCTTCTACAAGGAGGAGTTCAATATCTCCGAGAGCTCCAAGGACGACACCGACAACACCGAGGACGAAGTCAAGGCCGAGAAGGAGGCACAGAAGAGGGCCTCCGAGCAGAAGGTCAGGAACGACCCCTTCTTCGGAGGAGCTCCCAAGAAGCCCGCACCCAAGGCCGAGGCCTCGACCGACCGCCCCCGGGAGGTCATGGTCGACACCATCTGCAAGATGAACAACACGGCCGCCATGCGCCCCATCGTCAAGGAACAGGCCAAGAAGTACGGCGACGACATCGACTCCTGGACGGACGAAGAGGTCAAGGCCGCGTACAAGGCGGTCATCGAGGCAGGGAGGGCGATGGAATGAGGCTCCTGTCCGACTCTCCGGCGGAGCAGTCCTCCCTCCCTCCCCAGGAGGAGGCCGTCCGCATCCAGAACAGGATCGACCAGCTCAAGACCGAGATGGAGATCCTCACAGCGAAGCGCGATGAGGCCGTCAAGCAGGCCCTCGCCGATGGCATCAAGGTGTACGGCGGGTACCGTTTCACGGAGAAGGCCCCCGCCTCCGGGATCTCCGAGGCGAAGCTCGCCGCCACCCATCCTGACGCCTTCGACGGCTACTGCGAGTGGTACCCTCTGAGCAGAGAGGTCAAGCTCACGAAGACCGACCTCGCCAAATACCTCAAGCTCTCCGGCCACACCAACCCCGAGCAGGTCATCGCGGACTGCACCGAGCCCGGCACAGGCCCCAAGAGCTACACCCTGACCAAGCTCAAGGAGGGGTCGGAGTGAGCTCCCTCGCAGTATGTCCCGACTGCGGGGGAGAATACCCCGTCCACCTCTCCAGGGTGGCCCTCGGCGTGAGGGTCGAGGGCAGATGCCCCCAATGCGGGAGGGACCGCTCCTATATCCGCTTCGACCAGGACGAGGAGGTCGAGCCCGAGACGGTCCAGAGCGGCTGGACCGTCATGTGCTACGAGCCCGGGGACGACGAGCACATCGGCCACGAATGGTCCAAGGACTTCGACACCGAGGACGAGGCCATACGCTACTCCAAGAAGTGGAAGGCCAACCACGTGGACACCCAGATTGTCCCCCGCATGGTGGTGCCGGAATGACCGAGTGGAAACCCTGCCCCGTATGCGGAGCGGACGGCTACACCCTGCACGCCACCCCCATGGGGTGGACCTGCAACTGTCCCTCCTGCGACAGCATCCTGACGAGCGGAGTGACCCGCTCGCAGGCCATCATGTTCTACACCGCAACCCACAGGAGGGCGCAGGCATGAGCGAGCTCAAGCTCTGCCCATTCTGCGGGACTCCCGACCCCATAACGATCCACCGCGAGGACGAGGACAGCTGGCTGGTCCATTGCACCTGGTGCGGGGCACAGACAGGCGAGAGGGGCACCAAGGAGCTCGCCACGGCCGCGTGGAACAGGAGGTGGGAGCAATGACCTCCTGCCGGACATGCAAGCGGTGCCTCGCCGTCAAGGAGGGCGGGAGGGTCGTCTGCTCCAAGTTCCTGGAGCTGACCGAGCCCTCGGAGTGCAGATACTACGAGCCCATCAAGGAGGCAGGCCAATGAAAAACAAGCACCAGATAATGAGGGAGTGGCTCGAGGGAGAGCCCGGCGACTTCACTCTCCGCCAAGCGTCGGAGGCCACGGGACTCACGCAGATGGAGATATTCCGCCTGTGCGACCGTCTCGGCTGGATCGAGCGCGTGGGGAGTCTCTCCGTGCCCTTCCAGTATGCGAGGAGCTGCGGGACGTATGACGTCGGTGTGTACAGGAGGTGCACCCCGTGACCCCCCGCCAGATGCTGGACGAGATCAGGAGCCTCCTCCTCGGCATGTCCGAGTCCACGTGGGCCGAGGACAAGGAGAGGATTGTCCTCGCCATGCTCCGTTTCCGGCAGGCGTGCCAGACGGCACTCCTCAGAAGGGCGGAGCATGAGATGGAGGAGTGGGTCAGCGTCATGAGGATCTGCGAGAGCCCCAAGGACGTGGCCATCGCCATGATCCCTGAGGCCGTGAGGGGGATGTACAGGATGGTGCCCGCATGAAGTCCGCATCCGTCCCCCGCCCCCTCGCGGAGCATATCGTGAAGACCATGCGCGAGGAAGAGTGCTTCCACCATGAGGGCTGGACGCAGAGAGTAACCGCCGGGTGGTACATCGTCCGGCAATCATCCAGGTACAAGCTCTTGCACGGCCGCGTGAGCATCGGGAACATTGAGGATGTCCGCATCCTCCGTATAGGCACAGTCCACCTGCTGATAGTTCTGGCGAGCGGGCTGGAGATGCTCTTTCCCACCAGGGAACCGAGGAGGCTGGAGGAATGAGGCAGTCCCCGGGCATCGAGCTGTGGGAACGCAACCACATCATAGACCTCCTGCTCATGATCTACGCGAGGGACATCAAGGGCGAGACCACGAGGCTGATAGACGTGGTATATACGGGCAATCACACCCGCTACAACCGCATCCACGAGCTGGAGGATCTCGGACTGGTGGAGATTGACGCTCCCAAGCACAAGCATAACGAGAAGTTCCTCTCCCTGACCCCCTACGGCATGACCGTCGCCGTCCTGCTCCTGGGGGCGGTGGAGGCAATCGACAGGCACATGGGGGGAGAGGAATGACAGTAGACCCGCCCCGCATCCAGAAGTTCACGGCCCCGAAGGAATGGACCGCCGAGATCATCCTGCCGGACAATCCCAACAGTTACGATAACATGTGCCTGGCCGACAAGTACCCCAACCCCCTCCCGAATGACGGCCTCCCCAGGATAACCCTGGAGGGGCTGGACATCCTCGCGGAAGGATTGAGGGGAGACTTCCACAGATGGCGCTGGGGCATCGGGAACCATCCTCTCGAAATGCCGATAGAGCATCTCCGCAATATGACAATACACTGCATGAAGGACGAACCGCATTTTATCGCCTCCTTCTGGTTCGGCACCGTGTACCCCCTCGCAGGATACAGGAACATGACCCCCTGGGTGCCCTTCAACATCCTGGACCTCCAGCAGACCCAATACAGGAACGAGGACCCGGACACCGTTATGCTGAGGCACAGCGAGGACTGGTGGGCGCATATCAGCGTCCAGGTCGGGGACGCATACCTCTGGGACGACAAGGCCCGCCGGAAATGGGCCAAGGACCAACCCAGAGAGCCCGAGGAGGACGAGGAGGACCAAGAGGACACTCCGGAGGAAGAAGAGCCCGCGTGCCCCGCAGTCCGCTTCAAGAACACGACCCTCGACGCATGGGGGTGCTGAGGTGGTCCTGTCGAAAGCCGAGCAGGTGCGGAGGCTGGTCGAGAAGATCCCCGTCGGGACCGCGTTCACGGCCAAGGACATCGCCGACAGCTTCGGGGCATACGGCCCCAGCTCCTACATGGTGGCGCATTTCCTCTACCAGATGGAGACCGTGGAGGTCGACACGGCGCACGGAGGCCAGAACAGGCCGTCTGTGTACAGGAGGCGCGCATGATAAGGTACTCCCGCCAGCCCACCGACCGCTGGCTGTCCATGACGAGGCTGGAGGTCCGTATCTGGAACGTCCTGCACGAAGGTCCGCTGGAGGCCAGCGAGATCATCCGCAGGCTCCCGGGCACGGACTACTTCGAGGCGATGGACGCCATCCACCGCATGGCAAGGGCGGGAGACATCAAACCTATCACGGATGATTGATAAAATGGGAATCACACAGAACGACATCGACAACATCCACAAGCTGGAGAGCTATCTCAAGACCCCCTGCCCCTTCTGCAAGATGAAGAAGCTCTTCGGAGTAAAGGCCCGCACCAACATATACTGCGGAGAGACCAACCAGACCGAGGCTCTGATAAAGTGCCACGGGTGCGGATGCACCGTCAGCGCATACGGAGACACCTACGAGCAGGCCAGACAGGTCGCCCTCGCCAAGTGGGAGACGAGACCGTGACACAGCTCGACCTCCGCGACTTCCTGAAATTCCCATGGCTCTGCGACAATGCAGTCATAGACACGGACCAGACCCCCGACGCATACGAGGGATAGACCGAGGCCGACCTCGAGGAGGGCGACCGCTACCCGGACGTAGATTATAGGGAGCCCGGAACCGCCTTCCTCTGCAAGGCCAGAGGGTACCGCCTCCTGGTATGCGAGTGCATGGGCTGGGCCTGCGGCCAATGCAGACCGCACCACGCGGATATATTCGACACCGAGCTGAGCTCGGCCAAGGGGAGACAATCATGCTAACCGACACCAAAAGCGAGAAAATACGCCAGACAATCGACGACATGAAGGAGGCGGAGGACGCCCTCAATGTAATCATGGGGGGGTTACCGACAATCCCCCTCAATGACGCACTATATACAGTAATCACGTACCTCCGCACAGGCATCGAGACCCTCCAATATATCGACAGGCACCTCGCCAGGGGGAAAGAATGACCCCTGTCCCGAGATACCGCTACCTGTCGAGCGCAGGAACCGGGATACTCCGCACCAGGATGATCGGGGACGTGCTCGAGAGGGCACCGAGACCGTACACGGCACAGGAGATCTCCGAGCTCACGGGGATCTCCACCACCGTCGTGGTCGGATTCTTAACACGCAACTACAACGCCGGACGCCTCAGCATGAGGGAGGACACGGTCTACCATCCGAGACACGGATGGCAGACCCGCCGCATCTACTGGAGGGACACCGACGATATGGAAAACACATTCGAGGCTGATGATATGAACGCAGACACAGAGAAAAGGCTGATAGAAGGAGAGCGCCCCGTCTCATGGCGGGACGGAGGGAGGACCGTCTGGTCCATAGACGAGAGGGAGACCGTGGCGACCATGCGCGGGAAGAACATGGTCATCCTCGGGCATGCGGACAACGTGAAGCAGACCAAGGCGGGAGTGACCCTCCGCCTCGGTTCCGGCACCGAGATCCTGTTCAGGAGGCGGACGGAATGAAGCTCCTGTGCTACGGTTACTCGGACGACACGGCCATCATAGACATCTGCCGTAACGACGGCACCAGCTACTCAGACTGCGATTGTTACAACAGTCCGTGCTACGCGGAAGTTACCAACGGCATCGAGGGGATCATCCTCGCGTTCAACTACGTCGGCACATGGGCGGTCGGCATCGCTCAGATTGACGAGGAAGTCCCTATCCCTGAGTGGGCACAACATCCCTACATCCAGATGAAGGATGAAGGGGACTACACCGTCGCCCTCGGACTCGCGGGTGTGCCCGACGACGTGACAATCAAGTGGTTCTATCACGCCGATGGAAGGAGGGAGGAGGCAGAATGAGCTTCATCATGAAGTGTAGTGGGTGTAAGGCGTGGCAAACTGCCGGACATATATCTGGCGTGTACTTCCTGCTCTGCGACTGCGGGACGGTCACAACCCTTCCCGATTTCTGGGAGGAAGACAGAGCTCTCCGTCAGAAGAGACACAAGGAGCAGAAGGAGCAGGCCCGGGAGAACAGGCGGTTCAGGAGGTTGTATCTGTGACAGAACTCATCGACGACATCGAAGACTTCACCTACGTCGACTACGCCGTCATGTCGGTCCTCTCCATCAAGGGCAAGCCGATGTACAAGTCGGGCATCATGAAGGAGTGCATCAGGAGGTACGGGGACCTCATCGAGCACGGCCCGTATATCTATGGAGAGTATTCGGACGACATCGACGAGGCCATTGAGGGCCTGTGCGCCCAGGGCCTACTCCGCAGAGATCCCTCGGGCACCACGTACAAGATAAGCCTCACAGACTACGGGGAGGACCTTCTCAGGACATTCCTGCACACACAGACGGAGGACGACGACCTGGAGGGCATGAAGCTCGCCATACTCGGGGGGTGGGCGGAATGACCTACCTCATAGGAGTCAGATGCGACCTCTGCGGCAAGACGGTCACGGAACCATACGAGGGACAGGCACATAAACTCCCGGAAGGATGGGGAGACATCACGATGCACTACCCCGTGGACGGACCTAACAAGCAGATGAGGGAGGTATGCCCCGCATGCACCCAAGCACTCTACGAGGGCAGGACCGTCATCGAGGCCTGGACGGACTCGTGGGTGAAGACTCCCCCCATACCCGTAGGGAGGGGATCGGAATGACAAGATTCTACGCAGTCGTCCTCGACGGAGAGCGTGCGACCTTCTTCGCACACGCCGACGAGGAGCAAGCAGCGGAGCAGGAGCACGCCCTGATATGTAAGGGATATGAGTCCCGTGCCATGGGGGACATAGACGGGGATGCCTACCTCATCGTCTACCGCAAACCCGCCAAGGGCACAGGGACACAGGCAGACCCCCACAGGTGCAGAGGATGTCCCGAGTGCGCGGTCGTATTCGACAGCGAGGGCATCCACGGCCATGTCCCCGACCGCAACAGCAGGACATGTCAGTCCTGCGAGCATAGGGGGGCGGGACAATGAGCTACTGCGATGAGTGTCCCTACAATGGCGGAGTACGCGGAGAGGAGATTATCTGCGAGCTGGACCAAGACCCTACGGACTGCCCCTACAAGCGCAGGAGGGCGGACGAATGAGCGGAGGAGCCTGTCCCGTATGGTATTGTCCGCATTGCTCCCGCCGTATCGAGGGTTTCCCCCGGGGAGATGCCATCCTGATATGGAGAGGATCGGAGCCGAGGCACTACAAGCTCTGCAAGGACTGCACCATAGAGCTCAACACATGGCTCGAGGGGGGAGAGTGATGGCGAATCCGCATCCCGAACCCCACCCCGAGAACCTGCGCCCCATCCCCAAGGGCGGTTCAAAGGAAATACAAAGGAAAGGAGGCAAGGCCTCGGCCAAGAAGCACGCCGAGCGCAGGAGCATGCGGGAATGGGCCGTCCTGCTCGGGGATCTCCCGATTCAGAAGGGCAAGGTAAAAGACCCCAAGGTCGCCGCCGACCTGGCGAAAGACCCTCAGACAGGCAGGCCCAAGGCCAACCTCACGATGGACGGAGCGGTCATCGCCGCGATGTACAACAAGGCGATGAAGGGGGACGCACGTGCCGCCGAGTACCTCGCCAGGCTCAAGGGCGAGACCTCGGAGGACGTGACCGTCCACATCGACGCCATGACCGAGATGGACACCGAGGAGCTCCTCAGACTCTACGAGGCCACCGGGAGGAAGGGATGACCTCCGTGGAGGAGGAGCTCCACCGCCGGGCCTTCTGCGAGCTCGCACGCAGACGGCTCTGGTGGTACTGCAAGCTGATGGCGGGGGACTTCTACACCGACGACCGCGAGTACCTCCGGCACGTGTGCGACACCCTCCAGGAGTTCTACGAGTCCGACGACCGCATCCTCGTCATGTGCATGCCACCGCGTCACGGCAAGAGCCGGACGGCATCCCTGTTCACGGAGTGGGTGTTCGGCCACGATCCCGGGGCGCACGTCATCACGGCCTCGTACAACGAGGAGCTGTCCAGCACCTTCGCCAAGACCGTCCGCAACGCCATCCAGGAGGTCAAGGCCTCGCCCGACGTCCCCGTCTACTCCGACGTGTTCCCCACCACCAAGGTCAAGCCGGGATCGGGGAGCATGAAGCTGTGGGGGCTGGAAGGAGGACGCGGGGAGCACAGCTACCTCGCCACCTCCCCAGGAGGAACCGTCACGGGTTTCGGTGCCTCGCTCCTCATCATCGACGACCTGGTCAAGAACGCGGAGGAGGCGTACAACGAGCGCAGACTGGCCCAGCTGTGGGACTACTTCGCCAACACGCTGATGTCCAGAAGGGAGCAGGGCATGAAGATCGTCATCATCATGACCCGCTGGGCCGAGGGCGACCTGGCGGGCAGAGCCCTGGCGCATTTCAGGAGCATCGGGGTCGGCGTGCGGGAGGTCCTCTACCGTGCGAAGACTGACGAGGGGATGCTCTGTCCGTCCATCCTCTCCGAGGAGGACTACCGCGTGCTCCTGAACACGCAGGACAGGGCCATCGTGATGGCCAACTACCAGCAGGAGCCCATCGACGTACAGGGCAGACTGTACACGGGGTTCCGCACCTACTCGGAGATCCCGGCGCTCCAGAAGGTC